CGATGCATTCTATGGAATTCCTGGTTCAACTATTGATGTTGACATAGATGAGTTTGTAAAGTTTGTAGAAGAATTAAATCTATCGTCACGTGGTAAAAAAATTAAGCCTAGAGACTATCAGTTGGAGGCTGTACTAGAAGGTATCCATAGAAAGCGAGCTATCTTGTTGAGCCCTACTGGCTCTGGTAAATCTCTTATCATCTATTTGCTTATGAGGTATCTATTAGAAAGAACTCAGAAAAAGGTATTGATTATTGTACCAACAACAAGTCTAGTGCAACAAATGTATGCTGACTTTGAAGATTACTCTGCGTATGACGATAGTTGGAATACTGAAACTGAATGCCATAGAATTTATTCTGGTAAACCTAAGATGAATATGAGCCAACGTGTGTTTATCTCTACATGGCAATCTGTCTATAAATTGCCTGGTGCTTGGTTTGAGCAGTTCGGTACAGTCTTTGGAGACGAGGTTCATGGATTCAAATCTAAATCTCTGACTGGAATTATGAATAAGTCAAGGGAAGCAACATATAGATTTGGCACCACTGGTACCTTAGATGGTACTCAAACACACAAGCTCGTATTAGAAGGTCTTTTTGGTAAGATATATAATGTAACCACCACAAAAAAGTTACAAGATGATGAGACCCTTGCAGCTTTAGATATTAAGGTGATGCTTTTAAAATATCCAGATGAAGTACGAAAAGCATTTGGTAAAAAGCAATACCATGATGAAATAGATTATATTGTAACTAATGATGCAAGAAATAATTTAATTAAGAATTTAGCAATAGATCAAGAAGGTAATACATTAGTTTTATTTCAGTTAGTTGATAAGCATGGTAAAGTATTATTTGATTTAATTAGAAATGCCGCACACGAAAGAAGAAAAGTATTTTTTGTAAGCGGCGAGACAGAAACTTCAGATAGAGAGGCTATAAGAAAAATTGTTGAGAAACAGAAAAATTCTATTATTGTTGCGAGCTTGGGTACCTTTAGTACCGGTATCAATATTCGTAATCTTCATAATATTGTTTTTGCTTCTCCTAGTAAATCCCAAATTAAAGTGTTGCAATCTATTGGCAGAGGGCTTAGACAATCAGATGATGGTAGAACAACCACATTATATGATATTGCCGATGATCTACACTGGAAAGCAAGAAAGAATTACACTTTAGTACACAGTGCCGAACGCATTAAGATATATGCAAAAGAATCCTTTAACTATAAAATTTACGAAATCGAGTTAAAAACATGAGCCAACCTTATTTAAGACAGTTTAAACTAACCACTGGAGAAGAAATCATATGTGAAATCCTTGAATGGAATGATGAAGAAACTGATTTGATTGTCGTTAGACACGCTGTAGAAATACAATATATAGTTAAAGATTCCTACAGAATGTGCACTATGAGGCCTTGGATGTTGCAACAAGTACAGAATGATTTCTTTCAAACTCTTAGTGCTAATCATATTGTTGCTGATGCCAAACCAGCTATGGAGACAGAAGCTAATTGGCAAGAGACTGTAGACTTTTTTCTTAATGCAAACCAATTAGACGAGCCATCTGAAGGACCTATTGATTTAGAACCAGAGGATAGTATCGATGAAGTATTAGGAAAAGTCTTAAAATTCCCAAAGGATAAAATGCACTAGTTGTATACCATCTACCCCTAAAAGCTGTTAGCTTATTATAACACAGATCCGTCAATCTGTAAACCCCCAAAATGAATTATTTTTAATTATTTTCTTGTTTACAACCTTTTTAAAATGTAGTATAATGGAAATATTGAAAGGACTATATCATGGCAAGAACAAAAAGAAAATCCATTCACTATGTTAATAATGCAGACTTCTCTGCTGCAGTAGTTGAATATGTTACTGTTGTTCAAAAAGCAAAAGCAGACGAAATTAACCTACCTATTGTACCAGACTATATTGCTCAGTGTTTTCTAAAGATCGCTGAAGGCTTGTCTCACAAGTCAAACTTTATTCGCTATACATATCGCGAAGAAATGGTAATGGATGCGGTTGAGAATTGTCTCAAAGCTATTGAGAACTATAACCTTGAGGCAGCTACTCGTACAGGTAAGCCTAATGCATTTGCTTACTTTACACAGATTAGTTGGTATGCGTTTCTAAGACGCATTGCTAAAGAGAAAAAGCAACAAGATATTAAATTTAAGTATCTAACCAATAGTGGTGTAGAAGCCTTTATGAATGTTGGTGATGTTGGAGAGTTTCAGCATATCGTAGCTTCTAACTTTGTGGACCAGCTAAAGGATCGTATTGATAAAGTTAAAGATACTGACATAGCTGTCAAGGAGTTGGTTAAAAAAGAAAAGCGCAAGAAGCGAGAGGTCAAAGTAGACTCAGATTTGAGTGGATTTATTGAATGAAGGTAGCAATCATAAATGACACTCATTGTGGTATCCGCAATAGCTCTGACATATTTCTCGATAATGCGGAGAAATTTTACAGCGATGTATTTTTTCCTTATCTTTTGGAACATGGTATTCAGCATATCGTTCATCTTGGTGATTATTACGATAACAGGAAGTTTATCAACTTCCGTGCTCTTAACCGTAATCGTCAACACTTTCTTAAACCGTTAAGAGATCATGGCATTACTATGGATATTATCTGTGGTAACCACGACACTTTCTATAAGAATACTAATGAACTAAACAGCTTGAAAGAGTTGCTAGGGCATTATATGAATGAAGTAAACATCATTAGCAAGCCTAAAGTTATGGAATATGGTTCTCTCAAGATGGGTCTAGTGCCATGGATCTGTGCAGAGAATGAGAAACAATCACTTGACTTTCTTGCCAACTGTAAAGCAGACTTTATTGGTGGACACTTTGATATCATTGGTTATGAGATGATGAAAGGTATTAAATGTGATCATGGTCTTGATCGTAATCTTTTCAGTAGATTTGAAATGGTTATGTCTGGACATTTTCATACTAAATCTAATCAAGATAATATTCACTACCTTGGTTCTCAAATAGAGATGAATTGGAGTGATGCTCACGACCCTAAGTATTTTCATATACTTGATACGGAAACAAGAAAAGTAGAACCTATTCGTAATCCACATGGTTTATATCATAAGATTGTATATGATGACTCTAAACGTGACTACATGGATTATGATCTAACTCAAGTAGAAAATAAATTTGTTAAAATAGTTGTAATTAATAAGGAAGACCTATTTACTTTTGACCGGTTTGTTGATAGAATACAGAATAGGCCAATTCACGAATTAAAGATTGCAGAAAACTTTAATGAGTTTCTTGGTGATGCTGTTGATGATGAAGCAATCTCTGTGGAAGATACCACACAATTGCTTGATAGTTATGTTGATGGTGTTGATACTGAACTGGATAAAGATAGACTGAAAGGTAAGATGCGTGACTTGTTAACAGAAGCACAGGCATCAGAGATTGCATGATCATATTCCGAACATTAAAATATAAAAACTTCTTATCGACTGGTAACAAGTGGGTTGATATTGACTATACAAAGACAAAATCAACTCTGGTTATTGGTCATAACGGTGCTGGTAAATCAAGTATGCTTGATGCACTATCATTTGCTTTATTTGGCAAACCACACCGAAATATTAATAAAAGCCAATTAGTAAATTCTATCAATAAGAAAGATAGTGTTGTTGAAGTTGTATTTACTATTGGTAAAGCACACTTTAAAGTTGTACGAGGCATTAAACCTAACATCTTTGAAATTTGGAAAGATGGTGTTATGATTAATCAAGCATCTCATTCCAAAGAGTACCAGAAGATCCTCGAGCAGAATATCATTAAGTTGAATCATAAATCATTTCATCAGATTGTGGTACTAGGCTCATCATCCTTCATTCCCTTCATGCAGCTGGCATCACAACACAGGCGAGATGTGATCGAGGATCTTCTGGACATTAACATCTTTAGTAAGATGAATTCACTTGTAAAAGAAAAGTCATCATCACTTAAAGACTTGATTAAGAATGTTGTATATGATATTGAGCTTACAAAAGAAAAGATTGATATACAACGTAAGTATATACGTGATGTAGAAAATCTAAGTAATGATCAAGTTGATCTTAGAGTAATAGAAATAGAAGCAGCACTTGCAGATATAGAAAAGCATCAAGAAGAAAATGCCTTATTGTCAAATGAGATTGATGAAAGACAAAATGGTCTTAAAGAAAATCTTAAAGCAAGTAATGATAAGAAACAAAGTCTATTACAGTTTAAGGCAGAGTTTAATCAAAAGATTAAGGTACTTGTTAAAGAAACAAAATTCTATGAAGAGAATGCTGACTGTCCAACATGCTCACAAACTATTAGTGAAGACCTTAGATCAGAAAAGCTATCTGTAGGTAAAGAAAAAGCAACAGAACTACAGAATGCCTTAAACGATGTCTCTGATCAATCTACTAAGGTTGAGCAAGATATTACAAAGTTTAATACTATCACGGACGAGATTAGAGATCGTACTACAACTATTAGTGGTAATAATAGAGAAATTACTAGGCTGCAAGGTGTCATTACAGCCTCTAACGAAGCTATCCAAAAGATACAAGGTACTGATGGTGATCTAAGTGTAGAAAAGAAATCACTGGAGACACTTGTAGAAAGCCGTAATGATCTAACTGAGACTAAACTTGTCAAGAATGAAGAACTATCTTACAACTTGGCTATGGCAGAGATGCTAAAAGATACTGGTATTAAAACTAAGATTGTCAAAGAATACTTGCCAGTCATTAATAAACTTACTAATCAGTACCTACAAATCCTAGACTTTTTTGTCCACTTTAATCTTGATGAGAGTTTCCAAGAGACTATCCGCTCAAGACATCGTGACAACTTCTCATACGACTCGTTCTCTGAGGGTGAGAAGCAACGTATTGACTTGGCACTACTCTTTACTTGGCGACAAATTGCTAAGATGAAGAACTCGGTGGCAACCAATTTACTAATACTTGATGAGACCTTTGACAGTTCATTGGATCATGAAGGTGTTGGTAACTTAATGAAAATCATCTACTCGCTTGGTGATGATGCTAATGTCTTTGTTATATCACATAAAGGAGAAATCTTAGATGATAAGTTTGAAGGCAAGATTGAATTTACTAAAGAAAAAAACTTTAGTAAAATTAAATAAAATGGTTTACAACATGATCAATATGTTATATAATGGTCATATTAATTCAACTGGAGTATATTATGGAATTATCTGAAAACACTCTTTCTATTCTTAAAAACTTTGCTGGTATCAATTCCAACATTGTGATAGAAAAAGGCAATACTGTTAAAACTATCTCGGAGGCAAAGAATGTTATGTCTACCGCTTCTATCGTGGAAGATTTTCCACAATCATTTGGTATCTATGATCTAAATGAATTTCTTGGGGTTCTAAGTTTGGTGGATACACCTAACCTAGTATTTCAACAAGACTATGTGACTGTCGGAGATTCCTCTGGTCGCAGTAAAGTAAAATATTTCTTCTCTGATCCTGACATGCTAACAAAGCCAGGCAAGAATGTAAATATGCCAAATGCAGATGTATCTTTTATACTAGATGCAGATACACTTGGTAGAATTAAACGTGCTTCAACAGCACTAGGTCACAATGAGGTATCAATCACCGGCAAAGATGGTGTACTAAGTATCTCTGTTGTTGATAGTAAGAATAATACATCTAATGCTTATTCTATTGACGTTGCTGGAGAATTTGATGATGGAGTAGATTTTAACTTTATTCTAAATATCTCAAATCTAAAAGTAATCGCTGGAGATTATAATGTTGAAATCTCCTCTAAACTTATCTCTAAATGGACTAATACGGAATATGGTATTTCTTATTGGATCGCCTTTGAAAAAACATCTACATACGGAGTTTAATTGATGTCTAAAAAAGAAAATAATGAACACGATGCAAGCTATGCTTTAATGGCACAGATTAGTCGTAGCACGGTTGCTGTAATTGATGCAGTCGTACAACGTGGTGGCTTTCGTGGTGAAGAATTATCCACAATTGGCACCCTCAGAGACCAGTGTATTCAAGCTATCTCTACATCTGAAGCATATGAGGCCAATAAGTCATAATAAACTTTACAATTTGTCCAAAATATTATATAATGAAATTCTTGAATATGGAGATTG